CACTTCAAAGTTTCATGGGTAATGAAGATTTCTTCCTATCTGAAGACGCTTGCCATGCTATTATTGGCGAGGGTGTAGAGGTAGAGGAGCGACCACATAAATAAAACAAATAGCAAATATAAACTTAGGTAAGTAAGGAGAATTATGACCTCTAAAGAGAAAATTGAAAAAGAATGCGCTAAATCTAGGCTGGCAGTTAAGGAGCTTTCTAAAGATGTTCTAAAGCTTAAGAGCCTACCATTTATCACGCATGAGCTAGAAGAGTTCAATGGACAACATTCTGAGATGTGCGCTAATGTGATGCTCGCATATCGACATCTTGAGGATGCTCGAATGAGAATTGGTAAAGTTATGCAGCAAATCCAAGGCGGTGTATCTAAGTATGATGCAGACGAGGAAGCGTCTATAAAGTAATTTTACAGTCGGTTATCAATAAGAAAGGGATTGCCTGGATAGCGGTAATCCCTTTTTTTATACCTATGAACATCAAAACACTAGCTGAAATCCATGGTGAAGGTGCCACCAGAAGACCGCCACCGATATTTTTTCTTAAGCCATTTGATCGCAGGAAGCGACCCAGATCGGCAAATATTGCCTGTAGGCAAAAAGTTCCACGTGGAACAAAGCGTATTAAATTCGATAAAGTTACAGATCCTGCTCAACGCGTGTAGGTTACGTAATATCGGCAAGTATTGCCGTAAGGGATAAACCCTAGGAAAATATTACCATCGGCAAATATTGCCGTTGACAGTAGGCAAATATTGCCGTATTGGGTGGTGTATAACGGATACATAATAACCTTAATACACAATCCCATGGCGAAGAAAAAGACACTTGCCGATCAGAATGCAGAGCGTGAAGCTGCATTCAGAGCAAAACAACACCAGAGAGCAGTAAAGCTTGAGAATGATCGCAAGAAAAAGCGAGCAGACAGGAAGGCATCGCGTAAGGCTTTTATTGAATTACACCACCAACGCCCAAAAACAACCGCTTATACTGAGGATGCTGCAGGCAATCCTACAGGTGGAGTTTCTGCAGGACTTGGTATTAATATAGCATGGCAGAATGGTCCAAGAGGCCAAGATACAGAAGATCAGCCAGAAGGTAGACAAGTTCCAAATGGCGCATCAGTAGATTCAGTGATAGAGTTGGCGCTTGATCGCCTTAAGTATCTGGATTCAAAACTGCCATCAGATTATAATAAGTCTGCTATTGAGAGTTTCGAGAAAGGTCTTGAGTCATTAAAGGCAAGAAAGATTGATCGCGAAACAAGAGGTGTAATCGGAACAGATAAGGATTAATTATGCCAACGCCTACTGGATACGGAAGACAGTTTGATTTCACTAACTATCAGACTCAGAATCCATCTAATCCGCTACCAGGGGATAAGGTTGATTTGGAGCTTAACGCTATTAAGCAGGCGATCACTGAAACCCAAACATGCCTTGATTTAATTCAAAGAGATGATGGTCGATTAGAAAACAGATCAGTAGGTTGCGATCAATTAAGTGGTGAAGCTTTAACTAAATTAGGATGCTTAACTAACACGGTGGTCGATGAATATGTTTACGACATAGGCGCACCGACAAATACTTTAACAGGAGCTGATGCTACAGGCAAAGAGTTGACCTACACACCTGGCGCTCCAATTCAACTTTATATTAACGGAGAGAAAACCGATCCAAGAAATATAACTGCAACCGATGGAAGTTCTATTATTCATAGTACTAATTTTCCAGCTAGTGCGGTTGTTAGTGTTGAGATTGGTGAAGCGGAAAATGTAGGCACTGCTGTAATGGAGCCGTTTGATGACATCAGCTCATTGTTTGATGGCGCTCAAACAGTATTTCCATTAACAGTAAATACTCTCCCACGATCTGTTGCTGATGAAGAGCAGACAACTATTTCTATTCAAGATGTAATACTTCAGCCTGGTGTTGCATACCAGATTACAGGAGCGAATATCACCTTCCAAGTTCCACCACAAGCAGGAAATGTATTTTGGGGTATCAATAGAAAGCTTAAGATTATTGAGCAAGGCGGTATCGGGACAACAGAGCTTGCAGATGGATCTGTTACTGGTCCAAAGATTGCTGATGATACCATCACTGAAGATAAGCTCGCATTTAATATTTCACAAATTCCAATTGGCGGTGGCGTTGATTGGTATGATGATGTTCTTCCTGCGACTGCACCTGCAGGATCTTTGGCATTTCCACTTGGTCAAACAATTGGAAAGCCTGGTTCTGGTGCTACTTTCGAGGATGACGAATATAAAACTGCATTCGACATATTCAAGAAGAGATGGGGTAATGTGGGAACAGAAGACTTTGATAACCTGGATATCGTTTTAATTCCAGATTTAAGAGGTTCATTCCTTGTTACACCTGATGCTGGCGTTGGTAATATTTCAGCAAATAATACTTTAGGTGATAAGGGTGGCGCAGAGACTCATAATGTTTCAGCAACCGTTGTTGGCGCGACTACAAGCTCAACGAGTTCTCCTGTTGGCGCATTGGCATCAAATCAATCAGGTGTTCCTCAGCATGATCATCCAGTTCCAACGCAGGGACCAGGAGCAGGTCAAATTGAAGTATATGGTGTAGCAAGTAATACAACCACAGTAAATAGACCTACACTTTTCAATACAGCACAAAATGCATCGGTAGGATTTAATGTATCAATTCCATCAGTCTCAGTAAATGGTGGATCAGTAACACAAAACAATATCAATCATTTGAATCCATATACCGTGGTCGAGAAGATAATCAGACTCAAATAATCAATAATTAATAACCAATACTAAATATGAGAATTATAAATGCAGGACCTTCACCCGCACTTGATTGGCCTGGTGGAGATGGGACAATAACTTTACACGAAAGAGATGCGCAATCTTCTGGTGGTGCAGGAGCATTCAACGGAGGCAGCGGTGTCTTTGAAGTCAGTTATGACGGTGGAAACAACTGGATTCCTATGACTGACCTTGATGGTATTCAAATAGAATTTAACGTAGACCTGCAAGTCAGAAACTTCAGTTCTTCTGCATGTAAAGTTCGCTGTCAATTTACAGGAACAGCAAGCGGTGCAGGAGTTGAATTTGGATTAAACCCAAGATAAAGGATAAGACATGGGCGCACCAATTATAGGAGATGCACTTTTGGTAGGAGCAGGCGGTGGTGGCGCTGGCTCAATACCTTCGTTTGGTGCAGAAGTAGGACCTGGAACAACACCGCCACCTGGCGATGGTCAAATTGTTTGGGATGCTTCACCTCAAAACACAGCAGGCAATATTTACGTCAGTGCGATTGACTCAAAAGGTAAGAATGTCAAAGAGGCATTACTTGAGTATCCACGCACGAAAGATATTTTTAATATTCGTGATAAGGTTGATTCTAACATTTATCAGAAGTGGGAGCTTACTTCCATCACAGACAATGGAACATATGTAACCTATGGAGTTACACTTGTTGAAGATAACGGTGGGGACCTCACAGGACAATTGGTATTCGGATTCGATCTTAAGTTTGACCAGCACGCTCTTCACGTAAATGTAGGAGCAGAAATTAACGGAATAACAAATAAGGCAACAATTGATGCAGCCGATGTTTTCGTTATTGAAAGTGCATCAGATGCTTTTGCTAAAAGAAAAGTCACAGGCGCTGCATTAACAGGACTTGTTGGTGGACCAGTATTTCAATGGGGTAACTTAGTTGCCAATCAGCCAGCAGGTAATCACCCAGCATCAGCGCTTATAGCTGGCGCGAAAGAAACTACTGGTGCTGCAGCTTTAAATAATCTAGGCGCTAATTCAGTTACTATTGGCTCTGAGTGGGGTAATGCAGTTCGTGGCGCTCAAGGCGATGACTCAATTGCTGTTGGTAGAAACTCTTTGGCTGCAAGAAACGAAAGTATTGCTATTGGAGTTGGTGCTGATGCAAATACTGTTGGTGCTGTTGCTCTTGGATTTGGCGCAACTACATCTAGTGCAGGTGGCGCTGGTGTCGCTATTGGTCAAAATTCTTTCGCAGGCGCAAATTCTGGTATTGCTATTGGTGGCAACGGTTGCAAGTCTGGAACCAGTGGTATAGCTATTGGTTGGGGTATTACATTAACAGGTCTTTTTGGTATCGGCATCGGTCAGCAAGCAGAAGGAACTGGAGTTAACGCTATAGCTATTGGTGCCTTTTCGGATGCTACCGCTCAAGGCGCAACTGCGATTGGTGCTCATAATGGAGTAGGCAACGGTGCAAGAGCACTTGGAGTTGCATCTATTGCATTAGGCAGTGACGATGGTATTGGAACATCACCTATCGCCAGAAATGCGCACTGTATCGCAATGGGTCAAGATGCTGATGCTGGTGGGGTGGCAGTAGGATTGACTCATGCTATTGCTATTGGACAAGGAGCAAGAGCAGTAAACGCACGATCAATCGCTATCGGAACAGTATCATCTGCAGAAGGTGCAGACATGGTTGTTATTGGACCTCAAGCTGGTGCAACTGGTGCAGTAAGTTTCCAATCAGTAATTATAGGTCACTTGGCTGGACAAGGTAACAACACAGAGCGCGTTGTAGCTATCGGTCACAATGCTAGAGCCCTTCAAGCTTTCACAACAGTTGTTGGTGCTGAGACTAGAGCGACTACAATTGGTGGCATAGCAATAGGTTTCGCTGCTGAGTCTCTTGCAACACGTGCGATTGCGATTGGTGATAATATGGATAATGGGATTGAGAACACAATTCTCATGAGAGGTTTCCATATAGTAGCACCTGAAGATAACACTGGTGCAAACCTTGATCGCCAAGCAGGAACCAACAGTGTTGTATCGTCTCAAGTAATTGATGCCACTAAAGCTGTAGGTGATACTCAAAATTCAGGCAATGTAGATGGTGGAGCAGTCTACCAGATTACAGGAGCATCTGATGGTGACTTTGCGAATGTCGGAGCACCTAACAACAATACTGGAACATATTTCAGAGCGACCAATAATCTTATTCCTACAAGCTATGGAACAGCATCTCTAACATTAGTGCATAACTTCGCAGGTCAATTCCCAGCGAATACAACCTTCTTAAATGATAGGGTTGATGTTATTAATGAGAATATCACATTTGATGGAGCGCAGATGTTTTATAGAACAGGAACAGGCGATGACGCTGGTGGTGGTGACGATGATTATTACACAGCAATATCTCAGATGGCAGCAAGTAAGACAGCGCCAGATCAAAGAGAGAAGAACGATAGTCTGTTGAATGAAGACGGAACTCAGTGGATTAGTTTTGATGTAACAACTGCATCAACTCACTCACAGCATACAGTAAGAGTCTTCTTTGAGGGTAAACTTAAAACTACTTAATAATGACAAAGCATCACAAGTCATCCATAATTTCAGTCGCAGAGAATTACTTGGCTCAGTCCAGTAATTTCTCTGATGCTGTATGGGATGATCCTACGTCAAATTCATCTGTAGTTGGAAATAACGCAACTGCACCAGATGGATCTCTGACTGCTGATACGGTGACTGCTAACGGAAATGGAATTATTATTCGGCAGTCTATGTTAAATACATTAGATAGCACAGAATATACAGTATGTGGATGGATTCGCCTGGTATCTGGAAACGGTAATTTAAATTTTGACTTACATGATGGAGTGAACAGCTCAAATATAACAGCTACATCTACCTGGCAATACTTTTGCGAGACTATAACATCTGGAACAAATAGTGATTTCTTGGACATTAATAAAACAGGGGGTCCAGGTGTTTTTAATTTCTGGAATTTTCAAGTTAATCGAGGGGACATTCCGCATCCATACGTTAGAACAACAACCGAGCAAGAGGTCCATCAAGAAATCTACCAGCTTATTAATAAACTATTAGGGATTTAAAATGGGAACAAAACATCATAAACAATTAAATTCACAAGGCACCGATGTCACATTTGTAAACGGGATCTATTGGGAAGTGGACTCCGAGATGGAAGAAGAAATTACAAAATCTGGAACTTATGAAATGCTTCATAGCTTTCAGTTTCCAGGCAAAGATAGTAATTTTGGTATCCAAACATCTAAATCAATAATATCTGCAAAGGTTAATGGGCAAACAGGAAATGTTAGGATTCAAGATATTACTAATGCTCAAACCATCTGCGAAGAGACAGGGATTACATCAGGATCATTTACTGAGTTTAATCCGACAGTAAGCAACCTTCCTGCAGGTCCAGCTACTTTTGAAGTTCAAGCTTTGAATACAGACGATAACAAAAAGAAAACAACAGTAAACTTAGCCAAACTTGAGTTTAACGGAGGATGAAGTTAAAAATATCAGTAGAGCGTGAGTTCACCGATGAGATGGTGGATCAAGTAGTAGATCACTACGACAAGAAAGGTAATCCTATATCTTGTGGCAAGGGTTGTAGCTTTTGTTGTCATCAACATGTAGCATGTTTACCTGAAGAGGTTGAGATATTATTCCTAAAGCATAGCGATTCTATTAATATTCATAAATTAGAGTCTCAAGTAAGAGATTGGGGAAACTCTGAAAAGTCATGTGTATTTCTTAAGAATGGTGAATGTTCGGTTTATGAAGACAGACCAATGATGTGCAGAAGGATGATAGTTAATTCACCTTCTGAGAATTGCGATACATCAAAGGGAAAAAAGAATATAACTAAAGTTTTGATAGCGCCATTAGAGAATCGCCTAAAAAGAAACTTTCAAACACATGGTAAAGTATTACTTCACCAAGCACTGTATAATCGTTTAACGGACTAATTATGAGAGTAAGATACGAATGCCGAAAGCTTAATCCAGAAGATACATTTGCTTCAACAGGCAAGAACTGGAAGTATGAATTTGAGGATAATGTAGATGAGGTAGATCCAGAATATGAGTGTTCAGAGGATGCTACAGCAACAGTGGAAGCTGTTACTTTACCTGATTTAACAAAGAGGGCAATCAAGGATCAATACAAGAAAAAGCATAGACCTAGAGGTAAGGACTATGTCGATGACATTACTGCTGACTTAACTCTTATGCACTTATCAGATCCTGTTGGAAATCCAATGACTCAAATAGTTGAGATAGAAAAAAAACTTAAGGAAGTCGTTGTAAGTCTAAATGAAGGCCATTGGATAACTGCTCAAATTGATTTGGTTGATGTAGTTGTAGAGTCTCCATTAACTCAAGAACTTTTTGATAAGATACAAGCAGATATAGCTTTATATGTTGCTTCCGAATATAATTAAACAATAAAAAATCATGGACGTAAATGTAGATATAGGCGGTGACTTTGTTGCCACAAAAGCAAGAATCTCAGGCGGTGAGCGAATCATTCGTAATCCTGAAGACTTAGACGAAATCATAAGTGTTAATGTCAATGTATGCCTTTATAAAAACCAGTCTGCATATGAAGATAACAAAACATGTGGAGAAGCCCCTGCTATCATCACTAATGTTGCTGGTTATAACGGAACCGTTGATTGGTTAGAAAGCAAAATACCTGCTGCTATCAATATAACAGAAGAAGAGTAATGCTTGACTCGCTACCATCAGAAGTAATCACAGGCGCTGTATCTGCTATCGCTGGCGCGTATATGCGCTACAAGGCGCAGGAACAGGCCAATATGTCTTCTATGGTAGACTTAGCGTTAAAGCGAACTCAGGGTAAAGATGACTCTGCTGATTCTGCAGCGAAGAGAGTTACTGATTCATTCTCACGCAGGTTTATAGTCCTGTGTGTTGTGGCGGTAGCATTTCTTGGTTTGGTATTAGCATCTTGGAGTGATGGCGTATCAGTATCCTATCTTTATGAAGTTCCTATCAAGGAATACTTATTTGGATTATGGACTTCTGGTGGCGGTGTAGAAACCGTGACTGCTGATGGTTTTGTGTTACCGCCTTATGTATCACATAGCGTTATCTCAATCATCTTCTTCCATTTTGGCGTAGGAGCAATGAAGGTAAGGAAATATTAATGACGTTGGAATATGGCATACGAAGATGAAATACCACCTGATAGAAACAGTCAGATATCTCTCTTGTTCGAGCAGGATAAATCTATGGGGAAAGATATAGTGTTGATGAAGCAAACGCTCGACAACCAACAGACTATGATAAACGGAATCAACAAGAGCTTGAAGGCTCTTGAAGAACTCCAAAAAGATAGTCATTTGGTTTTATTCGGTAACAAGGATTTGAATGTTAAGGGTCTTATTCAAAAGGACCAGGAGCAGGATAAGACTCTTGAGAAGCAGGATGCCAGAACTGGTAAGCTTGAGCAATACGCCTGGAAAGGAATGTTTGTTTTGGGCTTCATAATTTGGGCAGCAAAAGAGTTTGGGTGGCTCGATAAATTAATGGCTTAATGAAGATACTTGTCATAGATGATTTAATGCACGACCAGAAGATGTGGGAATACCACGTCAAGGAATACGCGCATGTAGAGACTATTTATGCATCCTCACCAAAGGAAGCTAAGAGTATCTTAGAATCTGATGACGACATCGAGGCGGTCTTCACTGACTTTTATATGGGTCTTAAAACAGCAAAGGACGTACTTAAAATTGTAGATGAAATAAATCTGACAATTCCAGTATATTTGGTTACAGGTCACTTACCCGATAAGAAGACCTGCGATGAATTTACTGATGTAATTGATAAAAGTAATTTGAAATCTAAAATTGATGAGATATTAAAATGAGTACAAAAGAACAGGACATGCAACAAAGACTGCAGCAGGCATATCAACTGCAGTCATGTAAGCGTGCAAAGGGAAGTTACCTCGACTTTATCAAGTTGATGTTTCCTGATCCTGCTGACTCTGATGACTACAATAAAACTACATATGATGCTCAGCCATTCCATGAGTTGATTTGTAAGAAGCTCGATTTAATTAATCTAGGACTGAAGAAGCGAATGATTCTTTCTATGCCACCTCGTAACGGTAAGACAGAATCTGCAGCAAAGAAGTTCATTCCATTTTATTTAGGCCATCATCCTAATGATCACGTAATCTACGCAACATACGGTGGTGAGCTTTCTAAGGAGTGTGGTATTGATGTGAATCATACCATGGCAACCAAGCGCTACCAGGAAGTATTCAGTGATGTGAAGCTTCGTAAAGGTGGTAAGGCGAAAGACCGTATCCAAACTGAACAGGGTGGTGTCGGCATTTTCGTTGGTAGAGGTGGTCCTACTGGTGGTAAGGGTGCGCATCTATTTATCGTTGATGACTTGGTTAAGGATGACGTGGAAGCCACAAGTCCTACTACAATGGAGCAATGCTGGCAGTGGTATAATAAGGTCGCTACACAGCGTCTGATGAATGACCAGGCTGCTATCATTATCATTATGACTCGATGGAGTGACAATGACCTTATTGGTCGTTTGCTTGATCCTGACAGTCCTAACTACGATCCTACTGAAGCAGCGAAGTGGGACTACGTTAGAATACCTGCTCTTTGTGATGATGAAGATACAGATCCAATGGGCAGAGAGTATGGTGAACCTCTATGGCCTACCAAGTTCGGTAAAGAATTTCTTGAAGGAATGCGCAGGCAGGACCCACGCGGTTTTTCTTGCCTACAGCAACAGAACCCTACTCCCGATGATGGTGTATTTTTCACCGCAGAATCTATCAAGGAGTATAAGATAGGAGATGAGCCACCTCATGACCAACTCAGAATCTACGCATCAAGCGACTTTGCGGTTTCTACAAATCAGCATAATGATAGCACCGTTCATCTTGTGGTCGGTGTTGATCAGCATGACAATATTTGGATTCTCGATTGTTGGTGGCATAAGCTTCCTGCTGACAAAGTTGTTGAAGCTCAGCTGGACCTCATTAATAGATGGAAGCCGATTACATGGTGGGCTGAGAAAGGACAGATATCAAAGTCCATTGGTCCGTTCCTATTCAAGAGAATGCGCGAAGAACGCGTTTTTGCAGCGATAGATGAAGTAACACCTACTCAGAATAAAGAGCAACGCGCTCAGTCAATAAAAGGTTATATGGCTATGGGTAAGGTTTACTTTCCAAGAAACGCTCACTGGTTCGGCAATGCGCAGAATCAGATTTTAAAATTTGGTGGTGGTAGCAGATTCGATGATTTCGTTGATGCTTTATCCTTGATCGGACTAAAGCTTGCGCAGCAGGTCGGCAAAAAACCTCATACGGGGTACAAGGAGAAATTCAAAAGAGGCACTTTCGGTGAGTTTAAAGAAACTCGCAGAAGGGAATTAAGAAGAAAAGAACTTAAAAAAGCAGGTGCAGGATTTTAATTATGACTAAGGATTTAGGAATACTAGGACCGTTAAGGGAAGACAAACCATCTACTGCTCCAAAGGCATTAGGTAGTAGAGAAGGTGACAAGGATGACCGCGAAGATTTGCGAAACGTGCCACCTCAGCGTGAGAACCTGGTCAAGAAGATACTTGAAGACATCGAGAAGTCTGAGCGTATGTTCCAGCCTGTGTTCGACCAGATGAAGCGTAATATGTTCCAGGTGAAAAACGGACGCGATGAGCATACTCCAAAGTCTTTTTACACAGCAAATATTTCAAGACGCTACATTCATCAGACAACATCTGTGATGTATGCGCGTAATCCTACTTTCGTTGCAAAGGCTAAGAGAAGATTATACTACGCTCTATGGGATGGTAAAATGGAAAGCCTTCAGATGGCGCTTGCTAATATACAGCAACGCGCCCAGGCAGGACTTCCTGCAGATCCTAATGATGTAGCATTACTCAAGGATTATGAAAGAGGAACGCTTCGTAAGAACATGATCAATAAAGTCGGTGAGACTGCAGAGATCCTTATGGAGTATTACACTGGTGAAGCAGAGCCTAACTTCAAAACGAACCTGAAGCAGACTATCAAGCGTATGCTTACTAATTTCGTTGGTTATGTTAAGGTAGACTTCCAGCGTGACATGGCTCACAGTCCACAAGTTCAATCACAGATAAATGACCATCGCGCTCGACTTGCTCATTTGGAGCATCTTGCTGATAAGATCGAGAAAGGTGAAGTAAATGAAGGAGATGCTGAGATTGAAGAGTTGCGACTAGGACTAAAGCAACTTGAGCAACAAGAAGAGATTATTTTAAGTGAAGGATTAACGTATGGATTCCCTACCAGTACGAGTGTTAAAGTTGACCCGAATTGCACTAACCTTAATGGTTTTGTTGGTGCTGATTGGATTGCAGAAGAGTTTCACTTCGAGCCTGACACTGCTTCGGAGATTTACGGTTTCGATTTTGAAGAGGCTGGTGCCACAACATTCACATTAGAAAAAGCGATTGAAGACAATTACGATGAAGATATCTCACAGCAGGAGTTCATCGAACAGGAGATTGTCAAGGTTTACGAATACTACCATAAGCCAACTGGTTTGATGTATACTGTCACTCCTGGCTTTAACAATTTCTGTGAAGAGCCACGCGAGCCAAATGTAAGGCTTCAGCGCTTCTTCCCAATTTATTCTTACTGTCCAAGTTCAATCGAGGATGAAGATTCAATTTACGGACCTTCAGACATCGAGACTATGGCACCAATGCAAAACGAGTTTAATAAGTCTCGCCAGGGTCTGAGCGAACATAGAAGAGCTGCAAGACCCAAACTCGCATACGTTGATGGTAGTCTTGATGATGAAGACGTGGCACTACTGAGAAATCACCCAGCATTCTCAGTGCTTCCAATGAAGGGATTAACATCTGGTCAACGGATTGAGGATCTTTTGCAGCCTATACCAACGCCAGGAGTGGACCCAAATCTTTACGTTACTAATCATATCGTGGATGACGTGGAGCTTACTCTTGGTGTTCAGGAAGCTCTACTTGGTGCTACATCAGGCGCGAGTGCTACAGAGACATCAATCTCTCAGAGCGCATCTCAGACCACTATATCGAGCCATGTTGATGAGCTTGATGATTTCCTAAGTGATATCGCACGTGGATCATTAGAGGTGATGCTGAAGGAACTTAACCTGGAAACCGTTCAGGAGATCGTTGGACCAGGAGCAGTATGGCCTGACCTTCCTGATTCAACCATCGAGTCTGAGTTTGAGCTTGGTATCGAAGCTGGTTCATCAGGTAAGCCAAATGCTGCAGCAGAGCTTGGTAAGATCGAGCGTGCTACACCATTGATCGTTCAAGTGCCAGGATTCAAACCTAAGAAGGTTGCGAGCATGATCCTTAAGACACTCGATGCGAACCATGACATTAATGATTTCTTTGATGAGGATCTACCATCTATCGTTGCAATGAATCAACAGATTCAACCATCGACAGGTAATCCTGCAACAGATCCAAACGCACAAGGGGGTGCGCTACCCGTTAATATTCCAGGTGGCAATCAATCCCTCGCATAACAATTTCTCAAAACAAAAACAAAAAATCAGAATATAAATATTATGAGCAAAGACGCTAACAACAATGCAGACTCGTCATCTGCTGGAACTGAAAATGACGCTAATGCATCATCCACGTCAGGTGATGAATCAAAAGTAGTAGGAGAAGAAACTTCACTCGATCTCGTAAGCGATCTGCTTGATGAGGTTGACGGTGAGGCTGAAGGTAATACTGCCGATGACAACGGGGAGGATGGCCCCGATCAGGAAGAGGAAACCCACGAAGATGAAGATGATTCTGACTCAGAGGATGAAGACGATTCAGAGGATGACTCTGATGAAGATGACGATGAGGACGAAGATTCAACAGAAGACACTGAAGACGAATCTGAAGAGGGTGAAGAGGAAGAGGACACTGAGGAACTTGATGAGAAATCTGAAGAGTACCACAAGGACCCTCGCTTCAAGAAACTGATAGATCAAAAGAACGAGTATAAGGCTGAGGTTTCTGAATTGAAGAATCAGCTCGAAACTCAGCAGCCAATCATGGACACAGTCAACGCAATAGGTGCGGAGAATATGAAGGACTTCACTAGCTTTCTAATCCTTAAGGATCAGAACCCAGCTGAGGCTCTGAAGATGATTCAACCGATGGTTCAAGAACTCTTAGTAGATTCTGGACACGTGCTATCTCCTGAACTCAGGAAGCAGGTCGAAGAAGGTGAAATTACTGAAGAAGCTGCAAAGGTCATTCAGAAGAAGGAAGCTGAAATCAAGGCGCTTAAAAACCAAAAGGAAGCTGATACTTCTGTAGCAAAATCTGAAGCTGAACAGCAGGAAGACTTGTTACGCAAGGAAGCAGCGAACAATTGGGAGAAGCAGAAACTCAAAACCGATCCTGATTTCGCGAGAAAAAAGAAGCTCATATTAACCGCAATGAGAGCCGAGTTTGCTACTAATGGGAAACCAAAGGCAGCAATTTTCGGTAAATTCCTAGATGGTATCTATGCTGACGTGACTCAGTCACTTCAGGGTTTTGGTCCGTCAAAGAAGAAGCGCAAAGTGGTTAAGAAGAGCACCGTTAAAAAGAAAGGCAAAGCCAAGAAACAATTCAAGTCCACTAAGGACATCATTGATGCGGAACTAGGTTAGTCTTTCATAAGTAAGAACCATAAAATAAAGATATAAAATGCCAGCATTATCGGGAGCAAAGCTCCAAAACATAATTAACACTACGCTGAAGCACCATATCAGAGGGGATGCTATCGAATCGTCAATTCAGGACCGTCCACTTTTGAAACGTATGCGTGCGCGTCAGCGTACTTTCGCAGCAGGTCGTGATGTGATCACCGTCCAAGTTAAGGGTGGTGACTTCCAAATCGGATTCACATCATTCACAAACGATGACGTTGTTACCTACGGTGACACTAATCGTATCCAACAGGCAGAATACACATGGCGTGAGTATCACGCAGGTATTCAGTTGACAAGAACTGAGCTTCACCAAGCAGGTTTCATCGTCACTGATGCTGACATGGGTATTAACGCATCCAAGGCATCTGACTCAGACAAGCAGCGTCTAACTGACCTACTTGACGACAAGATGGATGACATGACTGAAGGTATGATCGAGTCTCTTAATCTCCAATACTGGGAGAACGGAACTGCATCACCTACAGACATCCTTGGTATCACAGGTCTAATCACTGACGTTCCATCAGTAGGCACAGTAGCAGGTATTGACCGCTCTGTGGCAGGCAACGCTTTCTGGCGTAACCTTGCTTTCACTACTGCTAATGGTAATGTCCTAACATCAAACACTGCTAACGGTGGTGAACTGATCACAAACATTCAGATCATCATGCGTCAGCTTATGCGTTTCCGTGGTAAGCCTTCTGTGGCATACTGTGGTTCTGACTTCCTTCAAGCAATGGAAGCTGAGTTCAGAGCTAACGGTAACTACAGCTTGGATGGCTTCAGCGGTGGCGGTGACGTTTCTGTTGGTGGTCTTCGTTGGAAGGGTGTAGATTTCATCTACGATCCAACACTCGATGACACTATCGGTGGAACTGACCGTACGAAGTTCTGTTACATCATGGACGAGCGCCACTTCCAGTTGCGTCCGTTAGAGGGTGATGACTTCGCTACACACGCACCAGCGCGTCCTGAAGACCAGTACGTAATGAACAAGGCCGTAACATGGTCAGGAGCGATTGTCTTTAATCGTTTCAATGTTCACGCTGTATTGGAAATCGCGTAAATTAATTAACCTGTGGGTAGGGGGTTTAATTCCCTCTACTCACTTTTTCCAGAACAAAACAAATAAATATAAATCAAATGCAATTAGCTAAATGCAAAGTCCAACTCGCAGGAAATCGTAACAACGAGGTCCTAGTAAATAATGTAACGCCAGCTCAGGTTATTCTCCTGAAGTCTCTACACGGTGATCATGCCGTGAATGAAGTTGTTGTAACAGGCAACGCTGAAGGCAGAGATCCATCTGAAGAGAAGTCTCGCTTGGCGCAGATGTATAATAAGCCAAATAAGAATGTGGCAGAGAAGTTGTTTCCTGGTGCTATTCCAACTCTTCCAAAGACGTTTGAAGAAGCCAAGATTCCTTACGAGCTTGCGCCACCTAAGCCACACGAAAAAGGTAACATCGTTCCAGTGAAGAACGGTAAAGCCGACATCGTTACTGATGCAGAGAAGGAAGCAATCAAGGAAGAGAAGTCCACTGTAACTAAGACTGCAGATAAGGGTTCATCTCCTGATGTTCCAAAGAAGCCAGTAGCGAAAGTCGATTAAGCTACAATTTAAAAATATAAGGTGAACCAATGCCAAACGAAATACAATTAGGACAGATAGTAGAAGAAGTCAGAGCAGAGCTAGGAATGGCTCTTGACCCTAACCTGGGCATTGACCTTGAACGCACTATCAAACTGAAAGCTAAGCGCATTCAGCATGAGTTGTGGTTCGATGTGGATTGGGCGCACCTTCAAGTATATAGATATAAAGCAATGAGGGCAGGGGAGCGCTACTATGCGTTCCCCGATGACCTCGATGCAGACCGTATCTACAAAGCTGAATATAAGTTTAACAACATATACCTACCGCTATCATTCGGAATCGACAGACAATCGTTTGTATTCCGCGACAGTGAAAGGAATCAGCGACAAGATCCAATCCTTCAGTGGGACTTCCACAGAGAGCAGACCAATGACAATCTTCAGTTTGAAGTATGGCCTACTCCTGCATCTAATGGTAGCCTTTATCTGCCAATCACAGATCCACCTTCAGAGGAAACATTTGATCCTGATCGAAACACTGATGGTGATCGCTTCATCAGATTTGAAGGAATTAAAAACCTGAATCCATTTACAGAGAACGATCATTACTCAACTCTCGATGGAGATTTAATCGTGCTGCTAACTGCAGCGAGCTTTGCACCAAAGTATGCTAAAGAAGATGCTGAGACTTTGAATGCTAGAGCTACCAAATATTTTAGAAAGCTAACAGGTCGCATGAAGAAGACAGATCCATTCTTAATGGGTACTGACATTGATCAACGCTCGCGACCACGAAGACAAACCCTAAACTCGTTTAGACTGAAATACGTTAGACAGAATCCGTAATGCCAACACTTGTTATACAGGACACTAAAGGTGGATTAGATGCTCGCAACATGCGCGAGACTACTCTGCCTGGATCATTGCTTGAAGCTGACAATTGCGTTATCAATGAAGGTGGTGAGCTTCAGAAGCTGAAGTCATGGGAAAGAATATTCAGGCTTCCTGCTGGTACGTTTGGACTGAAGCAGATCAGAGATGTTACCCATGTGTTTACCCATGTGTTCGGTAGTGATCCAGAACCAGGTGGTATTCCACAGAAGGTTCAATACAATAGATTACAGAAGGGTTCACTCAACATGATTAATATCCTGTCTGTTGATTTATTCGATGGCCTAATGTATGTAGTCGCGCAATATGATGATGGAACAATCGTTCATTTCTATGATGGCAACGAAGTTACTGGATGGGTTGATGGAAGGGCTTCTGCCGTATTTGAAATTACTGGTGGCACTTCTGGTAGCATTACGTCTGTTACGGTGGACGGAGTGGAAACACTATCAGGATCTGTGGCATTTAATACAGATCTTATTACTACTGCATCTGATGTCGCTGCTAATATAAACGGCAATACTTCCTCACCTAATTACATCGCTGTTCCTGATGGACCACGTGTGATAGTAAGAGCAGACCTTCCAGGGACTGCAGCCAATGGCAGAACACTAGCAGTGAATGCCTCAACTTTAACAACCAATGTCATCCAGCCTACATTCGCTGGTGGTATTGATAATCCTGGTGGAGTATTTCAGCCTGGAACGTACGTGAAGACAATCAATGAGAAGATGTATGCATTGTCAGAGTCTCTGCTTCACTTCTCGAATATTGATAAGCCTACCGAGTGGGACCCTAATACTGGTGTAGGTGCTGGCTTCATTAACCTTTCAAATCATTCTGCAGGTTCAGAGCAGCTACTGGCTATCGCTGAGTATGTAGATCGTTACGCAATATTCAGTAATCAGAATATCCAGATATGGAGTCTTGATCCTGATGAAGAGCTGAATGTTAAGAATGAAACACTGAAGCAGGTAGGCACCCTTGCTCCACGCTCAGTTGTTCCATTTGGTAACGACACTGCATTCCTTGATAGATCAGGCATCCGTTCTCTGAGAGCGCGTGACTCTTCTAGGTCAGCAAATGTATCAGACATTGGAACTGCGATTGATCCATTGATCAGAGACTTAATACTTGAGAAAGCGAACTCAGTGCCAAATGCACAAGGCATCACAGATCCTTTAACTGGTAGATACTTCCTCTCGATTGATGATGAGATTTTTATATTCAGCTTATTCCCTGGAAACAAGGTGTCAGCATGGACTGTATCAAAGGTAGACTTCGTTGTTGAATACTTCGACCAAAGGGATCTATCTGTGATTGCTCGATCAGGTGATAACATCTATCAGCTTGGTGGTCCATTGAATGACGCTTATGATGACAGGCAAGTAAACGCACGCTTTCCATATATTGATGCAGGCGATCCTTCTAGGGATAAGAAGATTATTGGTCTTGATGTAGCATGTGAAGGTGAGTGGGATGTTTATATTGCTGAGGATACACGCGATGAGACTAAGGAAAGAAAGGTAGCTACAATCATTGATTCTACATTCAAGAAACCAAAGATAGCGATCCAAGGAATTTCAACTCATATCTCTTTGCGATTTGTTAGCAGAGGGAATGGACCTGCAAAGATAGGACGCGTATTAATTCACTTCGACCAAGGACCTCAAGGATGAAAATTAGACCTGCAAATATACATGATAAGGAACGCGTGGCTGAACTAGGCTACGAAATGCATCAAGAGAGTAACTTTAATTCACTTGATTATGATCACCAGAAGATTCAGAACATTGTAGATTACTCACTTCACGAAGATCCGTTTTATTACATGGCTGTTGCAGAGACAGACGATGGCCTTGTAGTTGGAATGATGGGTGGTCTTTGTGTTCCTACATTTTTCGGTGACGATCAGATCACCTCAGACTTAGCGCTATACATTACTCCTGAACACAGGGGATTAAAGGTAGCTGCTCAGTTATTAGATAGTTTTGTAACATGGTCAAAGGAGCGCGGTGCTAAGCACTGCAATGTTGGTTCATCTGCAGGTATAGTGGATGAAAGATACATGAGCTTCCTTGCTAAATTTGGATTTAAAAAGATTGGGTTTTTAGCCCGTAAAACATTATAGGAGAAAAATATTATGTGCGCAGGTGGTGGTGATACTAAAAGAGCTGAACAAGCTGAACAACGCAGAAGGCAAGAAGAGGATGATCGTCAGTTTCAGACTCAGGTAGGAATTAATGAGGTTAATCGTATATTCGGCAACCTAGTTCAAGGTAGTGATAGGCCAGCGTTATTTGCTGATCCTGCTAGAGCCGTACAATTAACTCAGCCAGATTCTAATTTTCAGAAAGACTTAGAGGACCTTGTTCTGGCAACAGGAGAAAACAGAAGCGATTTTGTAGCGCAAGATGGCGAAAGTTTTGATCCTAAGTCTGCTCGTAGAGAGATCCTTCGTGAAGGTGCAAGACGTGGATCATTTAACTTCGATGACAGTTCATTCCTCGATGAAGTAGAATCAGCATTCCTGGCATTCGCTACTCCTGAGATCGAGAGACAATTTGAAACATCTAATGGAAAGCTCACGCAGCAATTAGCGCGTAGAGGTTCACTTGAATCATCGGTAGCAGCAGATAAGTTTGCAGACCTTCAGAGGCAACGAGGTGAAGCGTTATCACGTGCAGCAACTAGAGCTAAGGAGATTAGAGCGCAGCGTATAGCAGACCTGGAAAAAGCCAGAACTGGTATCATCGCTCAGCTTGAGGCCACAGGTAATACCGCATCGGCAGCCAATGCAGCAGTGAATGCTGTCAAGAGCGCGAGTGCGACTGATACCTTTGAGCCATTGGGTGCAGTATTTGATGTAGGACTATCAGTGGGCTCTGATGTTTTAAGACAACAATCAGATCCATTCGCACAACCAACAATATTTTCTCGCAAACAAGGTTCGGGTAAGGTAATAAGCTAAGGAGTAAGTTATGTGTACAGGAGCAGAAGCAGCATTATTAGCAGCAAGTGTAGCATCAACGGCAGCAGGCACTGCAGCCAAGGTATCGGCAGATAAGAAAGCTGACAAGGCAGCAGCCAGAAGAATAGATGCTGAAACAGAAAGGCAGCGCAGACTAAGAGAAGAGGCAAGTGGCAAAGCGCTTGATACCTTAAACCAGTTTGCACCTAAGAACTTTGATGAGAAGAAGACGAACCTTCAGGATGAGAATCTTGAGACTGTTGCTGACCTGATAGACAGTAAGCCAGTTGCAACCTCATTCACTGAGAAGTCGGCACCTACAGTAGTTGGTAAAGAGTTTGCAAGACAATCAGCTCAGGCAAGCAAAGAGGCAGGTGATTTCGCTAAGGCGCTCGCAAACTTCTCTAGTGGCTCACAGGCGCTTGGATTCGGCAACCTTAGACGTATGACTAATCAGCAGTTAATTGACATCATAGGACGCAACCAGGCCATCTCAGCAGGGTTATTACCTGGTGAAGTAGCAAACGCTCAGAGACTCGCGGAGAGTCCATTAGGTGACGCACTGCTTAAGCTTGGCAAGACAGGCTTAAGCACAGCAATAAGTGGCGGTATGAGTGGCGGTGAGATCGCTTTAACAGGAGCAAGACCAACAGGGACATCAGGACCATTAGGACCAGGTGGTAACTTCTTCTTAAACCCGTAAGAATTTAATCGAAAGGAAAGACAATGGCAACAGGCAGATTCAGAAACACAAGCTTTCGCAATCCAGATATCGGTGCAAGCATCGCTGACCTTGGAACAGCGTTCTTACAATTCCAGGCAGCAAAGCCACGTAACGAATTGATTCGTGAAGAAGCAAGGCTTAACAATGCGCTTAAGCGTAGAAATCTAAACCTGATAGACATGCAGATGGCTAAACAAGAGAAGGCAGATATGGATGCTGCTGCTCTTAGAGACATAGCTTCAAGCACTGGCGCATCATTAGGAGATATACTACTTAACCCTACTATGATGCAGGTTGACAGGCAGGTTCCAATTCCTGAAGGAATACGCGCACCAATTCAATCTGATGTAAACATCGGTGACTTTATTGAGCCAGCATTCATGTCTGATGAGGCGCTTGATTTAAGCGGTGCTAATCCACCTCAGTTTACTTTACCAGAAGGATTCACTGAAGCTATCAAAGGATTGCCAGCGCAAGCTCCAATGGGTACTGAAACTGTAAACCAAGTGAATATCCCTGCGGTTCAGCAGAGCGTATTCAGAACAGCGGTCGATGCTTTACAAAACTCACCTGATCCTGCAAAGACACAAGAGTTCGTTAATAATTTCTTAAATATTGCAGCACTATCTGATGATCCAAGGATTAGACAGTTAGCTCCAACAATCAAAGCTGCTATGGCTGAGAAGCAGAAGCTCGATGATGCATCTGATCGCACCATGAAAGAAAAGAAAGCTGAGCAAGACAGAGACTTTGAAGGAAGAGAGAACCTTGAGAAACTTAAAGGCGCTCAAAGCAGACTAACAGAAATTACTAAGGGTGCTATTGCGAAAGGTCAAAGGCAAAAGGTCACAACTCAAACCAGCGAAGACATGGAGGTTCTAGGTCGTCAAGTGATAGGCACTATGGAAATGGATATCGAAGATGATGACTTCTTATTCCTTCGCACTGCTGCTGAAGAGTTGCTTGCTAATGGCGCTACACCAACTGGCGCATGGGAGCAGGTCATTAATCAGTTGACTAGAGTTGAAGACGGATTCCTTTGGTTTGATGACAACCTGGTATTAACAGATCAGGCTGAGCTTGATTCAAAGAGGGTTGGTGAAAAGGCTTTCAAGTTTGAAATGATTGACGGAAAGAAGGTGCCTATACCTGGTCAAAAGAGATTAGATGAAGATGGTAATTCTGTTTTCTTTCCTGATAAACCTGGCAATAAAACCATTGATGAAGGTGAAGAGTCACCAGATATCGGTGAAGAAATCGAGCGAATCAAAACAGGATTCTTCAGCAATCTACCTTCAGATGTTAAAAGATCAGTTGATGTTGCCAGAAGGCAAACCAAAAGCGTAGGTCCGAGAGGTCGTAAGCGTGTAAACAAAACTGAAGAAGAGCAGTTGAATGATATCCTAGCTGCATTTGAAACTATACAGAACGCAGATTTTAGAGATCGGACAAGAGGTGGTCGTGGTAAAAGCAAAGTAATTAAGACAGGAGATGAGGTCAGAGATGAAGTCATTCAAATGTTCTTAAATGAATTTCCACAAACACCTGGTCCTTTAGTTAGATAATGTCATCCATAAGAACAGTCACAGATGAATCTAAGCTTCAACCGATAGGCAATATACCAGTTGTCACGGATGAATCCAGACTTCAGCCTTTACCTTCTGATGATTTAATCTTTGTAGAGGATAGCAGTGCTGCTCCACTAATGAGAGGTGCTGCTAATTCAAGGCAAGCTTTGAATGTCCTGCAGGCTACCGCATTGAAAGATGTTCCTTTCTTTGGTCAGGATATAGCTGGTGCAGCACGAGACATCGCTGATGCTGAGAGAGACAAGATGAGGTTCGCTGCAGATGATGATACTATAGCAGGATTAAATGAAATCAGTTCAGCTGAAAACTTTGGTGACGCTGTTGTTGCTGCATTAACAAATCCTAAAGCGGTAGGATCTACAGTAGCGGAAAGTCTCGTTACATCCCTTCCATCAATCGGACTTGCAGGATTGGGAGCATTATCTGTGTTCACTCCTGCAGCGCCTGTAGCTCCATTGGTTATTGCTGCTGGTGCTGGTGGTGGATCAGCTTCTACAGAGTTTGGATTATCTGTTTTGGAATTTGCAAGAGAGCAAGGCATAAACATATCAGATCCTGTAGAGCTTGAAGAGTTCCTGTCTGATCCAGAAGTGTCAGCAGAGGCAACAGAGTTCGCTAAGAATAGAGCTATAGGTGTTGGTATATTTGATGCGCTATCAGGTGGAACAGCAGGCCGTATAACTCGACCTGTTAGGGCGCTTAAGCGTGGAGCTGGAAGAGGCGAGATGGCATTACGTGGACTTGGTGAAACATTTGCACAAGCTGGATTCGGTGGTGCAGGTGAAGCAACAGCTCAGAAGCTTTCTGGTCAGGAGTTCTCGCCAGGTGATATCACACTTGAAGCGATTGCTGAAATCATACCTGGTCTTGGTGAGATCGCTATTGGATCTGCTACTCAGCCTACAGCTACAGGCAATATCAATACTGAAACTGACGAGAAAAATCTTCAGCCTTTAGATGGAATCAATGTAGAGACAGAGGAATCAAACCTTCAGCCTATCACAGAAGCAGAAACGGATTCTGATCTGCAGCCTTTAAACACTCAGCCTATACCAGATGATACTCGCAATGAGATATCGAAGGGTACTGCAACCGTTTCATCTGTATTGGACTCTCTAAGTAAAACAGTTCAGGATGTAGACTCTAACAATTTAATAAGTGGCATTCGTAAGATCGCTAGAAACAAGCTTGGATTACAAGCAGCAGTTAAATTTATAACCCAGGAAGAGGCCAACAGAGCATTTGGTCTTAAAGAAGGAGAGGGAAATGCAGCTGGATTCTACGATGTTGATTCCAATACTGTGTTCCTATCTCCTGTCGGTGAGAACCTGGAAGTATCCATACATGAGTTTGTCCACGCTCTGACTAGCCAGGAGCTACCAGAAAGCATCAGAACTCAGACTGAGAATCTTTCACCAGTTCAATACTTGGAGAACCTGGAAGCGGTGCGTAATGACAAGACTGTATCAGAGCCTATTCGCAACCTGGTTGATAGCTTCCTTCAGGCACGCATTGCACTTAATGCGAGTGAGGCACTGAATGTTCCAGGTGGTAACGAGAACGCGCTATCTAATATTGATGAGTTCCTTGCTGAGCTATTCAGTAATGTAGAGTTCCAGAATCAATTGGCTGGCATCAAAGTCGAAGGCACTGAGAAGAACCTATTCCAGAAGATTGTTGATGCGATCAAAGGACTCATAGGCGGTAAGGATATTTCAAATACCTTGCTTGAGAAGGCACTGAATGAAGGTGCTGCTGTAATGAAGCGTAAAGGTAAACCATCACAACAAACCCCAAATGCAAAACGTAGACAAAAGATCGACAGAAGAACTCCCAGCGAAGAAGATCAAGCAAGTATTAGAGAAGAACTGGATTCCGACCAGGCGACTCGTCTTGAGGAAGAGGCAGCTGCAGGTGTTACTGAGGGTCGTGCAGGAGAAGTGGCAGATAAGCTTACTGAACAGGAAGCCGAGAAAAGGAGCAAGGACGCACCACCAATATCCAAATCAAGGCAAAAGCAGATAGAGCGTGCGCGTCAAGGCAAGCGCAACAACAAGGGTAAACCTAAAAAGAAGCTCGTTAAATTTCCAGTTCAGGATGAGAAGCCAAAGACTACTAAGGCTATGCAGGGTATGACTGATCGGGTTTACAATGATCCTACCTTGCGTCCATACCAGGAGCCAACAGAAGCTCCATTGATTTTAAAGTCACCAGAAGTTCAACCTGGTATCTTAGATGATAACGATGCTCAGGGTCCACAGAATGTAGGCCGTATCGAGAATGCAAAGAAGGACATCAAAGACTCAGGTGATTTAATCCATGTTCAGCCAGCAGTAAATAAAGCGAAGCGTGGATTCACTGAGATGGTTAAGAATGGTATTGTGCGTACTGCGGATGGTGGAACTATCCTGGCACGTGGCATACATAGCATGTTCTTCGCTACATCATCAGTAATGAACTGGCATATCAGACGCGCAGAGAAGAAGCATGGTTCTAAAGAAGGTGCCGACCTCATGCGAAAGAATTTCAACCTGACATCTGTAGGCACTGACTTTAATGAGGGTAATGGTATTGAGCGTGAAGCTCAGATTGTTGCTAATGTATTTGGTGCAGCTCTACAGAGAGTATTAGCAAAGAACAAATTTATTAAGGGTGTTAAGAGTATGTTAACTGCAGAGCAGAATGCAGCGGTTAGGCAAGCAATCATTGAAGGTAAGAAGATCGAGGGTGAACCTGGACTCAATGAACTTGTTAATACTATTCGCAAGATATACACAGCGATGCGTGACCATATCAATAAAGCGACACTCGAAGCCTATAATAAAAAGATCAATCTCAAGCTTAATGAATTGAGAAGAGTTATGGGTAATGAGTTCACTGTGGTATTCAATCGAATGAACAGAAACCTTTGGAAGATCGGTGCATTAGAAGACAAGCTATCACCTGATGCTATGCGTATCCGTAAGGAGATCGCTGCAGACATGGACACTTTAGCTAAGCTTCGCAAGCAGAAGGGTAGAAGCTCTGAGCGCCAGGGATTAGAGACTGAACTTAAGAAGCTTTATGAGCGTGCAGCACCAATCGGTTTTGTTGAGAATTACTTCCAAAGAATCTATGACACTCAGAAGGTGCAGGATGGACAGAAGGAATTTGTCGATCAAGCAACCAAGATGTATGAAGAGCTTCAGACTGACCTGGTTAATCGTATCCAATCAGATATTGATGCTCAGCAAGGCCAGCCTACTCCTGACCTGGACATTGAGATGGACCAGGCAAAGAATCTAAATCCTGCAGAGCAGGCAATGGAGTTATGGAAGACTTTGACCTTCGACAATAACAACGACTTTGAAATGGCATCGGGTAGCAACTTCCTGAAGACAAGATCGCTTCCACCTTTAGTGGTTGAGAAGTATTTATCTGACTTCATGGACACTGACCCAGTACGTATCGTTAAGGAATACATTGGTAAGGCATCGCTGCACGCTGAGCAGGTAAGAGCATTTGGTAAGAACGGTGAGTTTATGCTTGATGATCTCAATGCGATGAAGGCAGCAGGTGTTCCTGATGATGAAGCACGCGAGTTCTTTAAAGCAGTCCGTGTTGCTGCAGGTATGGGTAAGGGTAATCCTAATCTACCATCAGCAGTCAATGCTACACTTGGATGGTTCAATACTGTGATGATTGTAACGCTTCTCACAAGAGCGTCCTTCAATGCTATGGGTGAGCCTTTGAATGTTGGTATAAGAACTGGATCAGCAAAGGATTCATTGCTTGCTTTAGGCGGTAGCATGAAAGCCTTACTTGGCAGAGGTGACAGTAAAGAGTGGGCATCACTATTCGAGTCACTTGGTATCATCGCTGCAGGCATGGACCAAATTACTTTCACCAACAAATACAATGATGTGTTCGACTCACCAGGCAGACAACGCTTGGCGAACAGAGCCTTCCAGATATCAGGTATGGCTGCTCTTGATAGAGCTTCACGTATATCTGCTGGTGTCCGTGGACATGCATTCCTGATGGCATCCATACGCGGTCATTCGAAGCTGAACAAAATCAATCTATCATCGCTTGGTATTCCTGAGTCAGAGATGGATGGATTCAAGAACTGGCTGGCTTCTCAGGATACTATACCTGACCTTCAGAACATCGGTGATAGTAAGTATGGCAAAATGTATAGCACTGCCATCGCACGCTTTATTGATCAGACGATCCAGAATCCAAAGGCAACAGATAAACCGATGCTCGCTAACAATCCAGTTGGTAAGATCATATTCGGTTTGACTTCCTTTGCCTACGCATATCAAAAGAATATTTTAGGTTTGGTCGGAAAGAGAGTCATCGCTGCTGCACGCGGTAAGATCCACGGTGAAGAGCTTAACGCATCCGAAAGGGCTGCAATGGCGATGATCTCTATCTTACCTGTAATGACCACTTACGCTGGTGTTGCTGCAATTGCTATGGTCCGTGAAGGATTAGCAGATGAAGACCGACTTGAAGAGATGATGGAGAATGGTCAGTTTTGGAGTATGGCTGCATCGAGAGCAGGCTTCTTTGGAGCTGCAGATAATCTAGTCCAGGCATGGTCAGGATTAAAATACAGAAGGGACCTTTCAAATAGCATCATCGGTGCTTCTACTGGATACACATTACAGTCGCTTGGTGACATCATGCGTGGAGTTCAGGCCATCAATGAGGGTGAGTCTACAGAGAGATCGAATCAGAAGATCCTAGAGGGAATATATAAGATCACAGTGGCTCCTGCGATTGTTACTGGAACAGCAGCACTGCCACAAACAAAACTCTTAGATCCAGCGATAGGATTATTCAATGCTCTGTTTGCGACAGCGCCTAAAACTAGAAAAGCTATTGCTGAGTCTTTGACCGAGTAGCTTTCTTCTTCTTTGCAGCCTTCTTAGTTGTTGCTGCTTCAGGTATTCGATGATCCAATTCTCAAGGTCATTAGTTGATACCCATTCACCAAAGAAACCGCCATCACCGCCATAGAATGACATATATATAAACTCCTTAGATGGAGCGAACCTGGTAGGGTGGAAGTCAACTGCGAGCTGCTTACCACCATACCTGATTAATATCTTCTTTGGTTCTTTTAATTTGCGAAGGTCGAATTTCTTTTTGTCTTCCTTCTTCTTCTCAGGATACTCAACCTTTTCCTTTCCAACGATAGTGAACTCTCTACGCATTGGTGGATAGCTTGATGCTTCATACATCAATCCATGTAGCTTAGGATCAATTTTCTCCCATGAGTTATACTCTGCTACATAAACACGGTCAGTGTTTGCGTTGATTACATGGGTAGCATTAAGGGTTTCGTATCTTTTTAAGGCCATTACTTTGTTACGGTTTGTTCTATTACTTCAACGAGGTGCTTCATGGTGTCAGCAGTCTTGAGCAGCTGCAGCCTCAATAGCATGTAGCGTTCTTTGTAGTCAGATGAATCCGCTACCTTTTCGGAAGTTGCTTCAGCTTCATTATAAACTTTAGTTGGAAGCTCAGGTTCATTCTCGCCTGGAAAGTCAGGCCATTGCGCTAGATACCATGAAGGAGTAACAACAATCTCTTTATTGTGAGCGTTTCTCCATACACCATCTGGTGTCCGATATGCGTAGTATCCCATTGCTTGCTTCTCTGCATCAGCAACAGGCATTGCTCTACCTGTTGGAGTGTCGGCATCAACCTCTACCCAATACTCATTGCCGTTACCTTCATCAAACTGTGCTTTATCATCAATGATATCACAGATGTCTTCATTGTCCTGGGTAACAGGTCTTCTGATAGGATTAATAAAGTCAATCACTTGACCGATTAAATCTACAGCAACAGGTTGATACTCGCCATGGACAAGAACCTGGTCGCCTTCTCTGATTACTTCCTTCTGAGTAACCCATCTATATTTTTGTGGAGTCTCTTTGCTCATTTTACTTTCTTCCGAATATACTTTACTTTTTTGTTAAAGATTATTTCAGCACGCTTAGCAAATTCATCATGCTGTTTCTTCCGAGCTTCTGGTATAACCATCTTCTCTTTGACTTGTTGAAATGTTAAAGGCAGGTAATACACGCCTTGCAGTAGAACCTTATCGGGCTGACCTTCTACTTTGTATTCAGTGAAAGCGATCTTATCACACTCCACTTTGTCAGACTGCTTGACAGGAGTTCTGATCGCAGGCTCTGCACCCACGATCAGACTGTCATCTGGATTACTGCTGCTCATTAGGAACAAGCTTCATATATTTATTCAGACCATTCTCATTAATGTATT